CCATAATCTCTTTCAATTATCATATCAATATAATGTTTGGCCTTTTCAAGGTCTTGTTTTCCACCTTTGTTATTATGCCTGCAAATATATTTAATTGCGTTGCCTTCGGCAAATAGCATTTTGTTCTTGTTTACGAATTCAGATGGTTGTATCGCCATATCTTTATAGTGACTACCACCTACTTGTTTATCATATGAACTCATTTTCCTCCTTTAGTGTAATGTTTCATCTTTAAATTCTTTTATATCATCATAACTATTAGATATAGATTCTGTCATCTTCTGATATCCTTCATCATCTAGTACCGTTTTATATATTCTTAATCCTATTGTGACAAGTGTGGCAGCGATCATCTGCCAGTTAAACTTCACACCCATTACAATGACATACCTATACAGGTCGTCAAATGCCTCTTGTAATAATTTATCGTCTTCTTTACTTGACACTTCTCTTATGACTTTCTTGGTTGTTTACAAATACTCTAATCAATCTTGACACATCTACCTCTTCTATTTTAGAAGTTTTAGGATGTTTAAAAATAACTTTACTTTTGTTTACTTCTAATTTTATACCTATATCAGAAGCAACTACAATAGCGTCATCTGTATGTTTTCTCCAGTCGTGAGAACTATATCCCAATACATCTTGACTCATTATTTTTCCTTTCTAATAATCTTACTATTGGTTTTTGTTTTGAGGTAAAACCTGCTTCTTTATATCTCTTAATCTTATTTTGAATATAACTAGGTTCTATATTTAATAATTTGCAATAGTAATTAAATTGAGGATCATTACCCATAATCCAATTGATCGCTTCTACTTTATGTTTTATATCTTGTTTATTATCACCTACATACTTGGCGTCTTCAACTGCCTGTGTAAGTATTGCTGTAATAAATCCTTCTTCACCTTTTAACATTATTTACCTAACTCTCTTTCTGCTTCTAAATTTAAAGCGATATCAACATCTGAATCTTGTTGTGCTTTAAATTCATCAAAAGAAATATACTTGTCTGTTTTATAATCGTAAACTTTACCATCATAGATTGTAGATTTCATTTCAATATCTTTTAATTGATTTAACATATCTTTAGCGTTAGAGTATAAACCATCATCTATATTCTCAATCACATTTTGAATAACATCAACTTTGTTACCGTGTCCATTAATATACATTATGCCTCCATCCATGTTGTATCTGAAACAAACTCATTTTTTTTAACAACTTCTTTTATCTGATTGAAATAACACCAGTTAGATCCGAAAGATACAGCACCTGTATAGTTTAATTCTGTATCGTATTCTTTGGCACTCAAACCTAACTCGCCAGCGATATCTGATTTGTCAGTAGCAATACCTATATTGACTACTTCTCCCTCTCTACCTCTTTCGTCTTTAATTGTATCTCCTAATTTAATTATCATTTTGCCTCCTTATATAATTCTTGTGAATACAAAGCAAGCATGAACATAGTAGCACCTAACAATGCCATCACGCCACCTTGTAACCATTTATCAATCTCTATTGCACCGACAGCGCCAACCATCATCAATGTACCGATAACAGTATTACCGATAGTTAAATATTCTAAAAATTTTTTCATTATTGTGATCTCCCAGCAGCATTTGCCTTTTTCCAATAGTCTTCTTTTGCATAAAATAAGACTTCATCAACGTTGTTTTCGTCAATATCAACTAAATTAACATTTTCAACATTTTTTAGTTTAAATTTAGCAGTTGTAAAGTCAATTTCACCTTTTACATAATCATCTATGATTAAATCAGCAGATTTTTCTGCCTCGTTCATATAATATTGTTTTACTTTTGACATAATGTATTCTCCTTTGTGTTGTTTTTCATAATATACAATAATAATATCACATTTTTTGACATTTGTATAGTGTACAAATTGTCGCAGGTCATAAAATCATTGTTTTTATGTGTTTTTTTCATAATATACTCTTATCATATAGGAAAAACCCTTATTTGTCAAGAAAAAAGAGAGCAAAATACGAAAAAATCGGGAAAAAAATCATTTGTTCTTGTTTTGTTCTCATTTTTTTAGGATTTAGCGGCAGAACCCTAGGAATTCTGCCGTGCGTCCCGAGCAGTTCCGTCTCCATCACTACTCTAACTCTTATTATATCATTTTTTAACGATTTCGTCAAGCACTTATAAATAGTTATTATAAAATTATTAGTTATTTAAAGGAAAAAAACTATGTACGAGTATAAATGCAAAATTGTAAAAATAGTTGACGGTGATACCGTTGATATTGACTTGGATTTGGGTTTTGGCGTTTGGCTTAGAGATGAGAGAGTCCGAATTATGGGCATTGACACTCCTGAAAGTAGAACAACCGACAAAATCGAAAAAGTATTTGGTTTAGCAGCAAAAGACAGATTAAATTCGCTATTAGGCGGTGAAGCAATTTTATTATCACAGGTAACAAAGGGTGGTGAGAATATGAAAGGTAAATTTGGTCGTATTCTTGGTAACTTCAAAACAATAGACGGCAAAGATGTTGCTGAAACATTGATGAATGAAGGACACGCTGTTGCTTACAACGGTGGTGATAAAGATAATGTTCAAATGCAACATTTCGCAAATAGACAGAAACTAATTGATGAAGGAAAGATTCCTACACCAGAGGGTATGTCTAAAACTAAAAATGCTTACAACGAATTTAAGGCAACTAAACCACCAGCAAAGAAAAAGAGAAAAAGTAAGAAGTAATATAGGAGGACACTCCAATGAGTTATTTTAAAAAGATAATTGATTGGGTTCTAACTGCTTATGAACCTGAATTTAGACCTAAAAAAGTTTATAAGATAAAAGGTAAAACATATTATTTAAGAAAAAAAAGAAAAAGAAAATGATAGGTGAATATACTGTTAAAATAGGTAATAAGATTTTTGAATACACAAATGCAAATGACATTCCTGAAAAGTTTGACCATTTAATTAAGTTTGTGCCAACAGAACCACCTGAACCACACACTCAGGAAGATCACGATTATATTAACACATTTCCTGAAAAGTTTGAAGAGGTAGCAAAAAGAGGAATAAAGGATAACGAGTAATGGGTAAAGCTGTATGTAGAATTGGAGATGCTGATGTCACTCATTGTAGTGGTATGACAAGAGCACAAGGATCAACAAATGTATTTGTCAATGGTATCGGTGTTTCAAGACAAGGCGATCTTAATACCCCTCATCTTTTACCACCAAATATACCACCTTGTCCTGGTCACTCTGCTGGTATTGCTGTAGGATCATTAAAGGTAAAAGTTAATGGTAGAGGTATTGGTAGAGTCACCGATTCTATATCAGGATGTACCTCTGTGGCTTCAGGATCAGCAAATGTTTTTGCAGGATAGTAGTATAAATAGTATTAGGAGAGATTAAATGCCAAATTATGACGCAGGATCAGTATCAAATAAAAGCACTAGAAGTTCAAGAATCTATAAAGATTTGAATCTTGACTTTCAACAAAATACTGCTACTAAAGATATTCAAAAAATAGAAGATGTTGAATCTGTAAAAAGAAGTGTAAGAAATTTAATATCTTTAAATTTTTATGAGAAACCTTTTCATCCAGAAATTGGATCTAACATACGAGGAATGTTATTTGAAAATATAACTCCTCAAATAGGTCACTTTATTTCAAAACAAATAGATATGTTAATTAAAAATTATGAACCAAGATGTAGAGTAGTTGAGGTTTCTAGTAGACCTAATTTTGAAAGAAATGGATACTCTATTTCAATATCGTTTTATGTAATTAATAGTCCTACTCCAGTGGTAGTAGAATCATTTTTAGAAAGATTAAGATAATATGGCAACTAAATTAGAAATATCACAATTAGACTTTGACGGAATCAAAGATAATCTAAAAACGTTTTTATCACAACAAGACGAATTTGTTGATTATGATTTTGAGGGTTCTGGAATGAATATATTGTTAGACGTTCTTGCCTACAACACACACTATCTTGGATATAACGCTAATATGTTAGCAAACGAAATGTATCTTGATAGTGCCGATCAAAGATCAAGTGTTGTGTCATTGGCAAAACAAGTTGGTTACACTCCAACAAGTTCTGTATCTTCAAAAGCAAAAATTGATGTTGTTGTAAATAACGGAAGTGGTGCTTCTATTACAATGTCAAGAGGAACAAAATTTACAACTACGGTTGACGGAACAAATTATTCTTTTGTAAATAATGATGATATAAGTATTTCACCAGTAGATGGTGTTTATAAATTTTCTAATTTAGATATTTACGAAGGCACATATTTAAATTACAAATACACAGCAAATACTTCTGATACAGATCAAAGATTTATTATACCAAATAATAATGTTGATACAACAACTCTTACTGTTAAAGTTCAAGAATCTGCTTCAGACTCTACAACAAACACATACACATTAGCAACTGGTATCACAGCATTAGATTCTACATCTAAAGTTTATTTTTTACAAGAAATTGAAAATGGAAGATTTGAAGTTTATTTTGGTGATGGTGTTTTAGGACAAGCAATCGCTGATGGTAATATTGTTATATTAGATTATATAACTTGCAATAGGGACGAACCAAATGGCGCAACAACATTTACATTATCAGGAAATATCGGTGGATTTTCGAATGTGACTATAACTACAATAGATAATGCTGCTAATGGTAGCGGTCCTGAATCAATTAAATCAATCAAGTATAATGCACCAAGAGATTATACATCACAAGATAGAGCAGTCACGGCAGAAGATTATAAAGTTCTCGTTAAAAGTTTATATGCAAATGCTCAATCAGTTCAAGTTTATGGTGGTGAAGACGCTGCCGTTCCTGATTATGGAAAAGTTTATATTTCTATTAAAGCAAAATCAGGTTCTAATCTAACAGAAGTCACTAAAACAAGTTTAGTGCAAAGTCTTAAATCATTTGCTGTTGCTTCGGTAACGCCTGTTATAATTGATCCTGAAACAACTTTTATAACTTTAACTACAACATTTAAATATGACTCTAGTGCCACTACTAAAGATATATCAACACTTCAAACAAATGTATTAAGTGCCATAGAAAGTTATAACACAAATACATTAGAAAATTTTACAGGTATGTTTAGATATTCAGAAGTATTAAAAACAATTGATGACGCTGACACATCAATATTATCAAATATTACTAAAGTTAAAATGTACAAGTACATTACGCCAACTTTAAATTCAGCATTAAAATATACTTTATCATTTAACAACGCATTTTACAATCCACATTCTGGACATAATACAAGTGCAGGAGGTATTATTTCTTCGACAGGATTTAAAATAAGTGATGACAGTTCTACTAACGAACATTTTTTAGATGATGATGGTGCTGGTAATATTAGAGTTTACTATTTAAGTGGTACAACAAGAATATATACAAGTTCAACTTATGGTACAGTTAATTATACAACAGGAGAAATAATTTTAACTTCTGCTAATATTACAAGTATCTCAAATGTTGATGGTGCAACTAGCACTCAAATAAGAGTAACCGTACAACCAGATTCAAATGATGTTGTTCCTGTAAGAAATCAAGTGTTATCAATTGATACTGCTAACTCAACTGTATCTGCTTCAATAGATGAAATCGAAAGTGGTAGTTCACAAGCAGGAACAGGTTATACAACTACCAGCAGTTATTAGGTGGTAAGTAATGGCAGATAAAAAGAAAACAAATAAAAAAAAACTATCCACACTCATTAAACAACAAGTTCCTGAATTTGTTTTAAGCGATCATCCTAAATTTACAGAATTTCTTACTTCATATTTCCTATTCATGGAATCTGCTGAATTAAATTTAGATCAATTCACAGGCATAGATAATATACTTTTAGAAACAGTAGGTGTATCAGATAGTTTTGTTTTATTAAATCAAACAAACAGATATGGTTTAGACGCAGGTAGTAAAGTTGTTGATGAACAAAATACTTTTGGTGGTTCATTTACAAAAGGTGAAACAATTACAGGTTCTACTTCAGGTGCCACATCAACTATTTTAGCAGAAGACACTATAGCAAATGACAGATTATTCATATCAGCAAACAATGGTTGGATAACAGGAGAAACGGTTACAGGTTCTACTTCAGGTGCAACTGCTAAAGTTGCCAAGTATCGTGCAAATCCAGTAGAGAACATTCAACAGTTATTAAACTATTCTGATCCAGATCATACGATAAGTGATTTCTTAAATCAGATGAAAGAGGAATTTCTTAATACAATTCCTAGAGATACAGATGACGCCGTAAGTACAAGAAAACTAATTAAAAATATTAAATCTCTATACAGAGCAAAAGGTACCGCAAAGGCACACAAGGCTTTCTTTAGAATATTATTTAACGAACCATCAGAAATTTATACTCCTACAGATGATATGTTAAGGGTATCAGATGGTTCTTGGAATGTTCAAACATTTATTCGTTGCACACAAACAACATTACAATCTGTTAATGATCCTATCTTCTTAACAGGTCAAACAATTACACAGGCAAATGATCCTTCATCAACAACAGTAAACGAGGCAACTGCAATTGTAGAAAACGTATTGAAATTTACAGAAGGCAGCACACAAATAATTGAGATAGTTCTTAATCAAGAAACAATAACAGGCACTTTCGTAAACGGTGCGACTGTGACAGGAATAAAAAATGATGATGAAGATGTCACTATCGGTGTAACCGTTTCACAGTCACTATCAACTG